TATTCATATAGCTAATAAAGAGTTAAGGAGTAAAAATGTGCCTAAAAGCACAATGAAAAGATCATCAGGATTACATTCAAATGAAAATGAAGTTCTACAATATTCAACAATTATAGGGTCTGTTCCTCCAAAACCTCATATGCGTAGACCTTATCCAACAATAAGCTCAGTTCATAATGTTCCAACTGCTAAAACTTTCATTAAAGCTATGTTATTAGCTTGTAGAGAATCTGAGGAACTTATAAAGAAATTAACTCCTGAGATATACGAAAGGCAATTAAAGCTAATAGAGGAGAATGTACCTGAGAAATTCAGATTTGGAAAATTATTTACAAGTTCTATTTCTAACTACAATATATCTGCTCCTTTTCATAGGGATGCAGGAAATATACAAGGTTGTGTAAATGTAATAATAGCTAAAAAGGAATTTGCAAAAGGAGGAAATACTACTGTACCTGATTATGGAGCAACAATGGATAGTTGTGATAATTCAATGTTAGTTTATCCTGCATGGAGAAATGTTCATGGGGTTACGCCTATAATCCCATCAAAAAAAGATGGTTATCGCAATAGCTTGGTTTTCTATCCATTAAAAGCATTTAAAAAATATTTCTAAAAAAACATTGAAAAAAATTTGTCAGTTAAATTTTCTCATTAGATATTTGCATCAGAAACAACAAAAAAATATTATTATGACAACAACAGATTTATCAGAATTCGGAAATAGAGAATTAGGAATAGCTGGAGAAATACTAACAGCTTATGAAGAAAATAATTTAACGCAGTTAGCAATTGATTACTTTAACAAAGATGAAGTAACAGTTATGATGAATAAGTATTCTGGTAATGTTTTTTTAACTAATTCAGATTTTCAAGTGTTAATGATGAATGGAGATGATTTAGATTTATTTATTGTAACTCCTTATGATGGTAGAGAGGGATTTATGGAAGAATTAATGGAAGAATACAACGATATGCACAATAAAGATAAGGAGCATTTGCTAGGTATGATGAATACAGAACAAGCAAAGAAATTAGGAGTTGCTGAAGAAGTTTTTGATTGATAAAAAAACTAAATTATATGATAAGGGGCTAATTGTCCCTTTTTTTTGTACCTTTGCTTTATGGGAACAACAAAAACCGACATACAAAAAAGAGCAATGTTAGATGCTTTAGAAAAATCTTTGGGTATTGTTACTACTGCTGCAAAAATAGCTGGAATACATAGATCAACCCATTATGAATGGTTACAGAAAGATGTTGATTATAGCAAAGCAGTAGAAGATATTGCAGAAATGACTATTGATTTTGCAGAATCACAATTGCATAAACAGATAAAAGAAGGAAATCAATCATCCACTATATTTTACTTAAAAACTAAAGGTAAAAAAAGAGGCTACATAGAAGCACAAGAATTTAAGGTTAATATGGATAAGGATTTACCAGATTGGATGAATGAAAGCTAATCCTAATTATTTACACTTAAAAAGAAGAATACCAACTGATAGGTATATTTTACTTCAAGGTGGTACAAGGTCTGGAAAAACATTCAGCACTATTTATTTTATTATAGACCTTTGCAGAAAACACAAGGGAATAACTATTGACATTGTTAGGAATACACACAGGGCTTTAGTTGATACAGTTTGGAAGGATTTTAAAGAGGTTTTAATGATGCATAACCTTTACCATCCAGATAAACACCACAAAACAAATAAAGTTTACAATCTAAATGGTAATTATATCTCATATTATGGTGCTGATGATCCAGGTAAGATACATGGAAGAAAAAGAGATATACTATGGATAAATGAAGCTAATCAATTAGATGAAGAAACGATTGATCAACTGTTTCCAAGAACAACATCAAGAATTATTATGGATTATAATCCTTCAATGCCAACAGAACATTGGCTGGATTCATACATAGAAAATAATCCACCTATAATAACAACATACAAGGATAATCCACATCTAACCAAAGAACAGATAACAGAAATAGAAAGCAAGAAAAATAATGCTTATTGGTGGGCGGTTTATGGTACAGGTGAAAGAACTAAACCTACTGGAGTTATATTTAATGATTGGGAGTTTGGAGAATTTGATGAATCATTGCCTTATGTTTATGGAATGGATTTTGGATATGTTAATGATCCAACAACATTGGTTAAGGTGGCAAAGGATAAAAAGAACATTTATTTGAAGGAATATTGTTATCAAACTGGAATGAGTACATCGCAAATAAGTGAAATGTTATTCAGGACCATAAATCCAAATGATACTGTAATTGCAGATAATGCTGAACCAAGATTGATTGCAGAACTTCAAGAACTAGGTCATAGAGTTTACCCATGCATAAAAGGAAAGGATTCAATACTAAATGGAATAGCACAAATTCAAGATTATAATATTATTGTTGATATTGATTCTAACAACATTAAAAAAGAGCTGAATAATTATAGATGGCATGACAAAATAAACAAACCTATTGATGATTATAACCATGCAATTGATGCTGCAAGATATGCTTATGATGAAATGTCAAGAGAATCAAAAATGATTTTTGTATAAAATTTTTTTATAATATCAAAATAATTATTTAAATTTGTACAGATTAAATTTAATCACGAGGTGAAGATGCCTTGTACTAATTTTTTTTAATGGGAATCATTAACAATTTAAATTCTTTTGTAAAAGACTATAAAGATTATAGTTTATTAAAGAAATCATTAAGTAAACGTTCAGTATCTTCTGAATGGAGTCCTTTCACGTATCAATTTAAATCAAATACATCTTTAAAAGATTCTTATGAATCAAATGTTGATGTATATTCTGTTATACGAAAAATTGTAGATGTTTTTAAAAGTGTTGAATGGATTGTTGAACAAAGGCAATCAGATGGAAGTTATGAAGTGATAGAAAATACTTCTATACATGACTTAATGAGAATGCCAAACATGGGTAAGGGTTACACATGGTCAGATATTGATGAACAAATGATTATTTACCTACTTGGAACAGGTAACACTTATCTGTATGGTGAAATGATCAATGGATTAATTCAAGAAGTTGATGTATTACCAAGTAATAATGTAGAAGCAATAACATCAAAGAACTTTTTTATTCCTAATGTAAGGTATAAATTCGAGCTTGGAATGAATAAAAGAACATTTGAAGAAGGTGAAGTTGAACATACAATGATGTTTAATCCTTCATATGAAAGTGTACAAGAATCATTTGATGGTTTAAGTGTTTTTGATGTTGCAAGAAGTGTTATTGAAGTAGGTAATGATAGGTGGGAAGCTGATGCACATTTATTGAAGAATAGAGGTGTTGCTGGTTTGGTTACTGATCGATCACAACGTCCTATGTTAGAAGATGAAGCTAAAAAGATACAAGAATCATTTGATAGGGATACTGCTGGAACACATAACTTTGGGAAGGTAAAAGTAACTAATAAAGATTTGAAGTTTATTCAAATGGCTATGAGTTCAACAGATTTACAATTGATTGAAAAAGATGTTATTACTTTAAGAGCTATTTGTAATGTGCTTGGATTGGATAGTTCATTGTTTAATGATCCAGCAAATAAAACTTTTAACAACAGGAAAGAAGCTGAAAAGGCAATGTACACAAATTGCATTATTCCAATAGCTGAAAAAATAGCAACAAAACACACTAATTTTATCGCTAAAAATCATTTTCCAGATGGTAATGTTAGAATAAGGAAAGATTTTTCTAATATACCAGCATTGCAAAATGACATGAAACAAGAAGCTGAAAAAGATAAGATTGTAATGGATGGTATTAATGTTGTTTTAAATATGCCTGTAAGCATAGAAACAAAACAAATTTTATTAAGAGAAAACTATAATTTATCTGATGAAATGATAAATAGTTTAACAAACGAACAAACACAATCGAATGAATAATTTATTCCAAACTAAAAATATATCTTTTGAGATTAAAGATTTAGATACTGCTGGAAGAAGGGTACAATTTGCTGCTGCTTCTTTTGGTAATGTTGATAGTGATAATGATGTAATATCAAAAGGTGCTTTTGCTAAATCAATTAGTGAACGTGGACCAGAATCAACATCAAACAGAAAAATTAAGTATCTAAGATACCATGATTTTGAACATGAAATTGGATTAATAAAAAGTTTAGAAGAAACACATGATCATTTAGTTGTTACTGCTGATCTTGGAAGAAGCACAAAAGGAAATGATGCTATTTTAGATTATCAAGATGGTATAATAACTGAACATTCAATTGGATTTATGTTGGTTAATGATAAGATTAACATAATGGATAGTGGTGTAAGGGAGTTAAAAGAGGTTAATTTAATGGAATGTTCTGCTGTTACTTTTGGAGCGAATAGTGAAACACCTGTTTTTAATGTTTCAAAAGGTAATGAAACTGAATACCTTGAAAAGTTAAATAATCAAGTTAACGGTTATTTAAATGCCTTGAAAAATGGAAAAGGTACTGATGAAAGACTTGAACAAATAGAAAATAATTTACGAGTATGCCAACTCAAATACAACAATTTAATTAATTCACTTAAAGAAGGTAAGCCGTCTAATGACACTAATCCAATTAAGCCGAATGAAGCTAAAGAGTTCTATTTAAATTTATTAACAAACAAATAAAAAAAACAATTTAAAATGGAAAAATTTGTAGAAAAATCTGCTGATGTTTTAGCCAAAATGAGTGCTGAAGAATTAGCTGGATATTACAACGCAAAAAACGAAGCAACAAGTGCTGAAATTAAAGCACTTAAAGATTCAGCAAAAAATGCAGAAGATGTTGCAGAAGAATTAAAATCTAAAATGGCAACTTTAGAAGCTGATAAATTAGAGCAAATGAAATCTTTAAACGATACTTTGAAACAACATGGTATTGCTATAAAGAAATTAAATGCACAAGAAAAAGAAGCTGGTGAAGGTGTTGTTAACACAATCGAAAAAGGATTGAAAGACAACAAAGAAGCATTATCTGGTCTTAAAGGTAACAGAAGTGCATCAGTTAGTTTTAAAGCTGCTGGGACTATGTTAATATCTAGTAATGTTTCTGGAGGGAATGTACCAGTAGAACAAAGATTAGCTGGATTAAATGCTATTCCTTCAAGAAGAATCAGATTATTAGATGTTGTATCAAGAGGTGCTGCTGAATCAAATGTTATTTCTTGGGTTTACCAAGCTAATAAAGATGGTGCTGCTGGTGGAACTGCTGAAGGTGATCTAAAAAATCAAATTGATTTTGATTTAGTTGTTGCTTCTGAATCAGTTAAGAAAAGAACTGCATTTATCAAAGTATCAGAAGAAATGATTGACGATATTTCTTTTATGCAATCAGAAATTCAAAACGAATTAATGAGAGAGCTTTTAAAAGATGTTGAATCACAAGTTTATGAAGGTGATGGTACTGGTACTAACTTAAATGGTATTAGAACTGTTTCAACTGCTTTTGCTGCTGGTTCTTTCGCTGGAACTGTTGACAATGCAAATGAAGCTGATGTATTAACTGTTGCAATGAACCAAATCCAAGTTGCTGATCATGATAATGCAACCTATGCTTTTGTTCATCCAAATACAATTACAACTCTTAAATTAATCAAAACTTCTTCAAGTGATAGAAGATACATTGATAGATTAGCAATGGTTGCTGGTCAATTATCATTGGATGGTGTTACTTTAGTTCCAACTACATTGGTAACTGATGGTGAATACTTAATTGGTAACTTTGATTTAGCTACTGTTTATGATAAAGGATCAATGAGTATCGAAATCGGAAGAGATTCTGATGATTTCACTAAAAACCTTTTAACAGTTTTAGCTGAATGGAGAGGTTTAGTAATTGTTAAAAACAATGATAGAACTGCATTTATTAGTGGTGTTTTCGCTACTGATAAAGCAGCATTAGAAACTTCATAACTAGTTTCCTAATTTCCTTTAGCCTGTGCAGAAATGTACGGGCTTTTGGAGTTAAAAGACGTTAAGTTATGGAAAAGAAAAAAATACAAAACAAAAAACAAAAGGCAAAGCCACAAAGTAAATCTATTGATTGGAGTGCTATTGGTGAAAAGGTAATGATTATTGCAATTGATCATAAGCACATGGAAGAAGGTAAAGAATATAGAGTTACAAAAGAGATTGCAAAAATATTAGTAGAAAAAAAGGCTGCAAAATTAAAATAAAAAATGGGATTAGTACAAACGACAGATTTTATAGGTGAATACAAAGTTAGTCAATCAGTTTATGGTGATTTATCTTTGTACATTGAAAAGTATGAAAAACACTATTTGATGAATCTTATGGGGGCTGATTTGTATAATCTTTTTGTTGCTGATTTGACTGCAACAACACCACAAGTTCCACAAACGCAAAGATTCTTAGATATTTACAACTCTTTTGATATTGACAAAGATAGTTGTATTAGATCAAGTGAAGGAATGGTTAAAATGTTGGTTCAATTTATTTACTTTCATTACGTGAGGGATACAAACTATGAACAAACAGATAGCGGTGTTATGAGAACAGTGTCGGAAGTTAGTTCTATTTTGCCATATAACGGATATAATTTGATTGAATCATATAATCAAGGGGTAAAGAACTATAAAGAAATTCAATGGTTTATATGTGATGATACATCAGTTTATCCAGAAGAAAATGTACAATTATTAGAATATTCTAGTGGTATATGAGAAATTTAACATTATTAAACAATGTTGATGCTTCAATTCAAAGCATAAGCGAACCAATCAATCTGGAACAAAGAACTGATTGGGAACTTATAATTGAATCTTATGGATTAGATGATATTCCAAAACTATTTATTGAAAGGGGCTTTAATGCTGGAAAATGTAATCCTTTACCAACTGATTGGTA